CTATTTGTCGGGTCTACTACAGAATTACAGCGTATGCTGATGGGTGATGAAAAAACTATAGACCACGACGACGAAGATGAGTAGTTATACAAAGAACTCCTACCTAGGCAATCCACAAGTTAAGAGAGATGGTGTCGCAGAAGAGTGGGACGCCAAGAAACTGCGCGAGTATAAAAAGTGCATGAATGATCCCGCGTACTTCTGTCGTAAGTACGTCAAGGTCGTGCATCTTGATAAAGGTCTGGTGCCGTTCAAACTCTATCCGTATCAGGAAGAAATGTTCCAACACTTCAACGACAATCGATTCAACATCGTGTTGGCATGTCGTCAATCCGGTAAGTCGATTAGTTCGGTCGGGTATCTGTTGTGGTATGCACTGTTTCATCCAGAGAAAACTATCGCAATCCTAGCGAACAAAGGGATGACCGCACGTGAGATGTTGGCACGTGTCACACTCATGCTTGAGAACCTACCATTCTTCTTACAGCCAGGGTGTAAGGCACTCAATAAGGGGTCACTTGAATTCTCTAACAACTCGCGTATCATCGCTGCAGCGACATCTGGATCATCTATTCGTGGTATGTCGGTCAACCTACTATTCCTAGATGAGTTTGCATTTGTCGAGAATGCGGCAGAGTTCTATACGTCAACCTATCCGGTAATCTCATCGGGTAAGGACACCAAGGTCATCATCACATCTACTGCAAACGGTATCGGTAACACCTATCACAAAATCTGGGAAGGTGCGGTGCAGGGCGTAAACGAATACAAACCGTTCCGTGTGGATTGGTGGGACGTGCCTGGCCGAGATGAAAAGTGGAAAGAACAGACTATCGCAAACACGTCAACTCTGCAGTTCGATCAAGAATTTGGAAACACATTCTTTGGTACAGGCAATACGCTGATCGAGGGTCAGGTACTTCTAGACCTACGTGCGCGTGAACCGTTAAGAAGATTAGAGGGCGGTGACCTTTTGGTCTATGAGGAGACTAAAGAGAATCACCAGTATATAATGACTGTTGATGTTTGTCAAGGCCGCGGCCAAGATTATTCCACTTTTAATATTATCGATGTCACACAGCAACCATTCAAACAAGTATGCGTATATCGGAATAATAGGATATCCCCGATACTTTTCCCCAACATAATTTACAAATATGCAACGGTTTATAACGAGGCATATACTGTCATCGAGAACAACGATCAAGGGATGGTCGTTTGTGTGGGTCTGTATCAGGATCTAGAATACGAGAACATACACCTTGAGTCCGCGATTAAATCTGATGCGATCGGTATTCGCATGGACCGTAAAGTCAAACGCATCGGTTGTTCTTCCATCAAAGACATCATCGAAGCAGGAAAACTAGAGATCGTCGATGAAAATACGATTATGGAGATCTCTACGTTTGTATCTAAAGGACAGTCATTTGAAGCAAGTGACGGCAATCACGACGACCTAATGATGAACCTTGTGATGTTTGGATACTTCGTAGGCACACAATCGTTCGGCGATATGACGAACGTTAATATTAAACAGATGTTATTTGATCAACGGATGAGGGAGATTGAAGACGATATTCCTCCATTTGGTATAATAGACGACGGCAATCCGCATGTACCTGTAGTTACGGAAGAAGACCCCTACAGCATGGGTTGGGCACGTTATGAACCTGAAGAATGGTGAATATTTGTTTATTATAAATAGATACATTGAAATAACTAAACCGTATTATGATAACTTATTATACCTTAACAAAAGGAAACTATTATGGCTCTTAAATTTTCAGAGTCACCAGCAGTAACTGTTCGTGAGATTGATTTGACTGGGGTTGTCCCATCTGTCACATCCACCACAGGTGCTTTCGTTGGTGATTTTAACTGGGGCCCTGTAAACACGCCTGTTCTTGTCGGTACAGAATCCTGCATCAGCGGCACCATTCTCTGCAAAGTATCCAGGCGTATTAGGCGACAGCATCGTAGTAGATGTATGTGACGATACAACTTGGGAAGTTACTGATTCTTCTGGTACAACTGCTTGGACTTATCAATCACTGTTCTCTTCTGCTCCAGTGGGAGATGAACTACATGTTATAGTACTTGTAGATGGTGAAGTTGTTGATACCTTTGCGTATGTTTCAACTGATCCAAATGCAAAACTAGACAACGGTTCAACTAATTTCGTCACAGAAGTTGTTACTTCAGGTTCATCGTGGGTAGATTTGTCAGGCGTTCCAAGCGCTGGCACATATAATCTAACAGGTGGTTTGGACGGAACTACACCAAGTTATGTTGCGGCATACGGTGTGTTCGGTGATAAGGACACTATCCAGATCGACTTTTTGGTTCCACCAGCGGGTGGTCAAGGTGATGCTGTCGCAATCCAACAAGAATTGGTCAGTATTGCAGAAGCACGTAAAGATTGTATCGCAGTTGTTTCACCAGCATATTCTGGTACATTGACTGTAGACGCAATGTTGGCACACGTAGCATCTCTAGCGCAGAACTCATCATACCTAGTTGTCGATGGCAACTGGTTGAAGGTCTATGACAAGTTCAACGATAAGTACGAGAACATTCCGGCGGCATCATCAACTGCAGGCATCATGGCTGCAGGTGACGTAACAGATGCACCTTGGTTCTCACCAGCAGGTTCGCGTCGTGGTCAATACTTGGGTGTTACTGACATTCTAGTCAATCCATCTAAGGCAGATCGTGATCGACTATACAAAGCAGGCATCAACCCAATCGTCAGTTTCCCTGGCCAGGGCATCATGCTTTACGGTGACAAGACACACATGTCTCGCCCGTCTGCATTCGATCGCATCAACGTACGTCGTCTGTTCCTAGTTCTAGAACGCGCAATCTCTGCAGCAGCTGAGAATGTAATGTTCGAACTGAACGATGAGTTTACTCGTGCGGAGTTCGCAAACATCGTAGAACCATTCCTACGTGAAGTTCAGGGTCGTCGTGGTATCACTGATTTCCGTGTTGTATGTGATGAAACAAACAATACGCCAGAAGTCATTGACCGCAACGAATTCGTCGCATCTTGCTTTATCAAGCCAGCACGTTCAATCAACTACGTAACTCTAAACTTCGTAGCAGTGAGAACTGGTGTTGAGTTTGAAGAAGTCGTCGGACAAGTATAAGGAGAATTATCATGTCATTAAGAGTAGACGATTTTAAAGCAAAACTAAAAGGTGGCGGTGCACGTCCTAATCTATTTCGTGTAACCCTAAATTTCCCAGCGTACGCCGGTGGTAACGCAGAACTAACTTCATTCATGTGCAAAGGCGCACAGTTGCCTGCATCAACAATCAACGCTGTAGAAGTACCATTCCGTGGTCGTCAGTTGAAGATTGCTGGTGATCGTACATTTGAGGATTGGTCAGTTACGGTAATCAACGACACAGGTTTCGAAGTTCGTAACGCAATGGAGCGTTGGATGAACGGGATGAATGGTCACACTGCAAACACAGGTTTCACTAATCCTGTTGCATATCAGGCAGATCTAATCGTAGATCAACTAGATAAAGATGGCAGCGTACTAAAGTCCTACAACTTCCGAGGCGCTTTCCCTAATAGCGTTAGTGCGATCGACCTATCATACGATAGCACTGATACAATTGAAGAGTTCGAAGTATCTTTCTCAATTCAATACTGGGAGTCAAATACCACTAGTTAAAGGTATTATAAGTAAGTTTGATGGGGGTGTTAACTCACCCCCAATTTATTATTAAGAGGATTTTATGGCAGACGAACGAAATATTTTTCAGGCTTTCGGATTTGAACTTAAACGCGTTCAAAAGGCGAAAGACGAAAATGATAAGACGCCTTCCATCGTACCAAAGGTCGATGAAGATGGCGCTGGGTATGTCACAGCTTCCGGTTCATACTTTGGTCAGTACATCGACATGGACGGTGGCGCAGCCAAAGATAACGCAGAACTCATCCGCAAATACCGCGCAATTGCAGAACACCCAGAGTGTGACGCTGCGATCGAAGATATTATTAACGAGTCAATCGTTTCCTCAGAGCTGGAGTCGGCAGTCTCTATCAACTTAGACAAAGTCGAAGCGCCGGACAAAATCAAAAAAACCATCACCGAAGAGTTTGACGGTATCGTTGGTATGCTTAATTTTGAAGAGCATGGACACGATATGTTCCGTTCATGGTATGTCGATGGTCGTATGTATCACCACTTAGTTGTTAACGAATCCAATATGAAGTCAGGTATTCAAGAGATTCGTCCTATCGATGCAACTAAGATCCGTAAAGTCAAAGAGGTGAAACACAAAAAAGATCCGAAGACTGGCGCTAAGTTAGTCGATAAAGTTAACGAGTTCTATATCTACCAAGATAAAGGTGGTGCATCTACTGGCATCAAGTTAACATCGGACTCTATTTCGTATGTCACTTCAGGTCTACTAGACACGTCAAAGAAACGTGTACTGTCGCACCTACAAAAAGCAATCAAACCAGTGAACCAGTTGCGCATGATGGAAGACTCGTTGGTCATCTATCGTATGTCCCGCGCACCTGAACGTCGTATCTTCTATATCGACGTAGGTAACTTGCCAAAAGGCAAAGCAGAACAACATCTAAAAGATATCATGGCGCGTTATCGTAACAAGATCGTTTACGATGCGAACTCTGGTGAAATCAAAGATGACCGCAAACACATGTCTATGCTCGAAGACTTCTGGTTACCGCGTCGTGAGGGTGGTCGAGGAACAGAGATCAGTACTCTGCCTGGCGGCGAGAACCTCGGTCAGATCGACGACATCATTTATTTTCAAAAGAAGTTGTACCGTTCTTTGAACGTACCGCTAAGTCGTTTGGAACAGGAGACGCAATTCTCCCTAGGAAGAACGCAGGAAATAAATCGCGACGAAGTTAAATTTCAGAAGTTTATTGATCGTCTGCGTAAAAAGTTCGCACACCTGTTCTTGGGCATCTTAAAAAAGCAATTGATTCTGAAGGGCGTCTGTACAGAACAAGATTGGGAATCTTGGAAGACAGAAATTCAGATCGACTACACTAAAGACAACAACTTCGCCGAATTAAAAGAAGCTGAGTTATTGCGCGAACGACTAGCGACTATGGATCAGATCACCAACTATGTCGGCGAATACTTCTCCCGCACATGGGTTATGAAGAATGTCATGATGTTCGATGAGAAAGACATCGAAGAGATGGTGAAAGAAATTAACACCGAGACAGAGGCGTCCGGTGGTGAAACTGAAAATGAGTAAAGGGTAAATTTATGAATGATTTAGATACTGCACTAGAACAAGAAGATATTCTAGACCTAGAAGATCTAGATGTTGAATTAGAGAATGAAGAGGAGACACTTGATCCTCTTCGAAGTTTTGTTGACGCGCTTCAGGGCGGTGACTTCAATGATGCAGAAAATATGTTTAATGATATCTTGGGCGACAAGGTACAGGACGCATTAGACGCAGAGAAAATTGCAGTCGCAGACGAGATCTTTAATGGCGTAGAGCCTATGGAATTCGAAGATGAAGAAGAAGTCTGGGAAGACGAAGACGTAACTTCAGAAGTCGAATACGGGGAAGAGGCCGAAGAATTTGGGTCTTCCGAAACTGAAGAAGAAGATTCATAACAAAAAGTTTCGTTTAAAAAACTTTTTTGTATAAATACCTTTTAAAGGGGGCAACGGTGAGAACTTTTAAAGAATTACGAGAGGCAAAAGACAAGGTCGTCTTCAAAAAGAAGATGTCCGGATACCCTGTCGTAATCACAAAAACAGCAAAGGGTTTTCACTTGAGTATCGATGGTGATTCTGTCGATACCTTTAAGTCACAGAAAGAAGCGGAGTCGACCGCAAAACAAGTCCTAAAGGACTTAGGAAAATAAAATGAAACTGATTAGCGAATACGTAGAAAACGACATTGAATGCATCGTTGAAGCCAAAGAAAACGGCGAGAAGAACTTTGTCATTGAAGGTGTGTTCGCACAAGCAGATAAAAAGAATCGCAATGGTCGTATCTACCCTAAACCAATTATGGAAAAGGCAGTAAATACGTACGTTGAAACACAGGTTAGCAAGAAACGCGCTGTTGGTGAATTGAATCACCCAGAAGGTCCGACTGTTAACCTTGATAAAGTTTCTCACCTCATCACAGACCTTAAATTGGAAGGTACGGATGTGGTTGGAAAGGCACAAATATTGGACACCCCAATGGGTAAGATTGTGAAAGGTCTCTTAGAAGGTGGTGTTCAACTAGGTGTGTCAACTCGTGGAATGGGAAGTCTTGAGAGTAGAAACGGCGTCATGTACGTCAAAGAAGACTTTATTCTTAATACGGTAGATATCGTACAAGATCCAAGTGCACCAGAAGCTTTCGTTAATGGGATTATGGAAGGTGTAGACTGGGTCTGGAATAATGGTATTCTAGAACCTCAAGTCATTGAAGATATAGAGACTGAAATTAAGCAAGCACCTATCGCACATCAACCTGAAGTGCAGATGCGTGAGTTCAAGAATTTCCTCTCGTTAATCAAATCTAAACTATAAGGAGTCACTATGACTGATTTAAATCAAGCAGTAGAAAGTGAAATCCGCGATCTAGATGTTGAAACAAACGAAGTCGTGGAGGAAACTCTCGAAGAAGCGAAAGCTCCTACTACTAAAGGCGATGCAAAGGTAAGTCAACCAGTTGATGAACCAGAGTCAATCGCTACTGTAGATAAGGCAGCTAAGAGCACTTCAAAGACTGCCCCACCTAAAACAAAGGCAGGCATGGTTAACGCTATGTACAAAGCTGCTTCTAAAATGAAGAAAGAAGAGTTAACTGCAGCGTATACCAAGATGTTCGAAGGAACTGATCTAGTTGATGAGCTTGAAGTATCTGACACAAACGCAGAATTAGCTGCAATTGTGGAAGGTGAAGCAACTCTATCAGAAGAGTTCAAGGAAAAGACATCTGTTATTTTCGAAGCTGCTGTTAAGTCAAAGCTTTCTGAAGAAGTAACTCGCCTAGAAGAGCAGTATGCTGAAGAGCTTGCTGAAGAAGTCGAAACAATCAAAACTGACCTAGTCGGTAAGGTTGATTCATACCTAAACTACGTGGTTGAATCTTGGATGGAAGAGAACAAGTTGGCAATTCAGAACGGTCTTCGTACTGAAATCGCTGAAGGGTTCATGAACGGAATGCGTGATCTATTCGTAGAATCTTACGTTGAAGTTCCAGAGTCTAAGGTAGACCTAGTTGATGAACTAGCAGAACAAGTATCTGAGTTGGAAGAGAAACTAAACTCAACTACTGGTGATGCAATCTCACTTGCTGAGGAACTAGAAACTTATAAGCGTGACACAATCATCGCTGAAGCTTCTCGTGACCTAGCAGACACTCAAGCTGAGAAGCTACGTGAACTTGTAGAGACTGTTGATTTTGAGAGCGAAGATTCGTTCACTAAGAAGATCAACACTGTCAAGGAATCATACTTCTCAAAAGAAATTCCAGAGCAAATTGAAGAGTCAGTTTCAGAAGACGCTGATGAAGAAGTAGAAGTATCATCATCAATGAACAACTACTTAGATGCTTTGCGTAAAACCTCTAAGAAATAAGGAATCTAACAATGAACAATTCATTCGATCAATTGATTGAGAAGTGGGCACCAGTACTTAATGAAGAGTCTGCTGGTCAAATCACCGATCATCACCGTAAGGCAGTTACAGCTGCTATCCTAGAAAACCAAGAGCGTGCACTATCAGAAGAGCGTGCTGCAATGGGTGGTTTTCTAACAGAAACTGGTCCAACTAACAGCGTTGCTGGTGGCCAGGTATCAAACTGGGATCCAATCCTAATCTCACTAGTACGTCGCGCAATGCCAAACCTAATGGCATATGACCTATGTGGTGTCCAGCCAATGTCTGGTCCAACTGGTCTAATCTTCGCGATGAAGTCAAACTACACACCAGCTGGTGGCCCAATGGGTCAAGAAGCGCTAGGTCTAGATGAAGCAGAAACTGCATACTCTGGCGATGCTGGTACTCTAGGTCAGGACGTTGACGGTTCAGGTATGTCTGGATTCGATTCAGCTGGCGGTCGTGTTGTTGACGCAGTCGGTCGTCCAATGTCTACAGAAAAGGCAGAAGGTCTAGGTCGTGATACTGGTGATTTCCAAGAGATGGGATTCACAATCGAGAAGACAGCCGTTACTGCAAAGTCACGCGCACTAAAGGCTGAGTACTCACTAGAACTAGCACAAGACTTGAAGGCAATTCACGGTCTTGACGCTGAGACAGAACTAGCAAACATTCTGTCTACAGAAATTCTTGCTGAGATCAACCGCGAAATCGTTCGTTCAATCAACTTCCAAGCTAAGTTGGGTGTACAGACTTCTAACGTTGCTCTACCAGGCGTATTTGACCTATCAACAGATGCTGATGGTCGTTGGTCTGCAGAGAAGTTCAAGGGTCTTGCAATGCAGATCGAACGTGAAGCAAACGTAATCGCAAAAGAAACACGTCGTGGTAAGGGTAACATCATCGTTTGTTCTTCAGACGTTGCTACTGCACTTGCTGCTTCTGGTCAGCTAGACTACACTCCAGGTGCTGGTCTATCAATCGACGACACTGGTAACACATTCGCTGGTACTCTAAACGGTCGTCTACGTGTATTCATCGATCCATATGCAACTACCAACTACTGTACAGTAGGTTATAAGGGTACTAACCCATATGACGCAGGTATGTTCTACTGCCCATACGTACCACTACAGATGGTCAAAGCAGTTGGTGAGAACGACTTCCAGCCACGTATCGGGTTCAAGACTCGTTATGGAATGGCAGCGAATCCATTCGTTGGAGCACTAGATGGTTCTTCACGCGACATCGATGCAACTGCTGGTACTAACCAGTACTACCGCATCTTCCGCGTAGACAACATCCTAGCATAATAAAAAGAACTAGTTAACTAGTCGTTTTGGGGAGTCTTCGGACTCCCTTTTTTTATGCGTATAAATAAGGTGATAAAGAGGACTTATTATGAGTTTAACAGACAACAAGAACTTTCTTCAACCAACGGGGTTTCGTGTTGTAATTGAGCGTGAGCAGTATGCAAACCTTGAGTTCTTTGCCCAATCGGTTACGCACCCAGGCTCTACGGTAAATGCTGTAGAATTGGGAATTCCTAGAATACAATCAATGCCTTTGTCGGGAGACACTATCAGCTATGGCGACCTAACATTAAGTTTAATACTTGATGAAGACTTGTCTGCCTATAGAGAAATGCAGAAGTGGTTAGAAGACTGCGTATATGAGAAAGGCGAGACTGTAAACCATGACGTGACAGTTATCATTCTGAACAGTCATAATAATTCTTGCGGTAAGATTCGATATAAAAATGCAATTCCCACGCAGTTGGGATCAGTTGAATTAACCTCCACTTCAGGCGATGTATCATACATTTCGTTTGATATTACTTTCAGATTTACCGAATTCGAATTTATTTAAGGAAATATTATGGCACAGTTTAGCGCAAAAGGTCAACACTGGATGGGTCAAGGGACACGAAACGACATCCATGAAGTGATAATGATCGCAGACAAAAATGGTAACATTATAAACACATCTGGGTCAGCGAGTAATATTCCTCTTGCGGCTGGTGAAGTAAGCGGATATAATCATGTTCATAAGTTTGGTGCAACTGACGGCAACGTTACTGCGGGAACTGTCTGGGATGGTAATACAGGATCAACAGAATATCCATATCCTGCAGATAGCGTTATAACAGTGAACTCGTTGACAGAGGGTGGTGAATTAGTTAGAGTCATAGGTCTTGACGCAGATTTCAATCATCAAGAAGAAGAAATTGCAATTGGTGCGACAGGTACTCTAGTGTTCAGTCGTGTGTTTCGTGCGCAGATGATTTCTGTATTAAATGTGAGTGATGTTACCATTGATCAGTCTGGTGTTGTTGCTGCAAAGATACTTGCGGGTCTTGGTCAAACACTTATGTCTGTCTACACAGTACCATCAGGAAAAACTGCGTATCTTCTAGATCTTCATTTAGGTTCTGACAAAGCATCCACCAATACTGCAATGACATATCGATTGTTCTGCCGCGAAGAGACAGATGGCGGCGTCTTTAGAATTCGTGGGAATTATAATGCTGCAGGTGGTCAGAGTCTAGACATTTCATACCCAGTACCGTTAAGAATACCTGAAAAATCTGACATTAAGATTGATGTTATTGCTGGTCAGGCGACACAGGTGTCTGCCACGTTTGATTTAATATTGGTAGATAATCAGTAAAATGTCTCTCTCAAAATACGAGATCAAGAATCGCAATGTTCTTGATCTTCTCGAAGAGTTTCGGTACACGTATCGTGAACTCTACCAACCAGAAAAAACCAATCTTGTGTTGAGGTCAGATCAAGCAGGAATGGCTGATCATTATACGGGCGACGATGAGATGCAACGTATAATGAGTATGGGTGAACGACATCTGGGCGCTGCAGAAAACTCTGTCTGCCATCCTATCAAAGTCGAATTTTATCGCGGGACGCATCCTGAAGAGTATGCGAAGACATGGTCCCATCTCGACGGAAAAATGAAAACAGAACTTGGTTTAGAAACAAGTGCATTGTCTACTCTTTATCCACCAAATGGATTTATTGGGTGGCATAACAACGCAAACGCCTCTGCGTTTAATCTGATCTTTACATGGTCAGAGAAAGGCGACGGTTGGTTTAAATATGTTGATCCGGAGACAAAAGCGATCATTGAGATGCCGGATGAACAGGGGTGGCAACTAAAGGCGGGATACTTTGGTTCATATGACACAGATCAAGTGGTGTATCACGCCGCAAGAAC